AACATCCTCACCAATATATGGTGCCCCAATATGTGAATTCTGTCCTAAAGACACTGCTTCATAGAGAGTAGACTCTAAAATTTTAGTAAACTCAGACCCATCTTTTCCATTTGCAAGCCAATTTAACTTATCTCTTACAAATTCTACAACTTCAAGGTCAAAACCATCTCTGGGAGACCTATCAGTTGTATACCATAGGGGTTTATATGGATTATGTTCTCTAGTTTCATCAAAAACCTCTCGTTTTATCAGTGTAAAACCCATTCCAACATGCGGGGTTTCAATAATTTTACCTTCTTGGACAAACTGGATGATTTCCTCATCCTTATATTTATCAAAACTGCTAACAATCTTATATGGTAAACCTCTTCTCATCATAAAAGCAGATATAATAGGTACATCTGCTTCTATCAGAGCCATAATTCCTTCAGCATTAAAGGAATCCATGTCATCATCAACAAATAAAATATGTGTAAAGTCAGGAGTTCGTGCATAAATTTTCTGAATAATAGTATTTCTGACTTCCGGCAGTAGACCGCCACTTATTTTACAGTAATACTCAAGCAATCCACACTGGATTAACTGCACAAAAGCATCAATAAACTTGTCTGATGGATGCCCTAGTGTAGGTAATCCCAAGATTATTTTGGGTTTAATTCCATCTGCCAATATTGATAATCCTTTAAATCTATATCACCATCGCCGTCTATATCAAACCTACCACAATCATGGTTATAGATTTCAATAAATGACCTTTCTTTATCTATTTCTAATACAAGTTTTATTTTAGCAATTTTCCCTGGTCCTGTCATACAATCCTTGAGATATTTTATATCATAGTTAAAATATTCTATAGTTAGAGCTTGAGCCAAGAACAATAAAATTATATTGAGGATTGCTACCATTCACTCCCTAGCCATTCATTTACAAAAACTTCTTTATTTTTCTTTTGTGATAATCTTTCAGAAACACTCATAAATTTATCATGATCTTCATCTTCAAATATCGGTAGTAATAATCTATCCTTCCATTCTGGATGTTCTCTTGCAATATATCTCCATCCATCCATTAAATGGTTTTTACGTCTAATAGGATCTTCAATCGGTTCATTCTGATCTTTCTTACGTGATGCAGGTCTTGGTCTATAAGCTCTACGTTCCTCAAAGAAATTTACTAACGTATTGAAGAAAACTATATGTGGACCTCCATTATTCCCACGTTCTAGCCAAAACCTACAATCTTCAATTCCAGGACGCAAAGAATTATCAGCAGGAGTACAAGGAATACCAAATCTAGAATATAACTGAGATAAAATACTCTCCTCACCAGCTTCACTTCTAGCTCTAGCTTTAGGATCAATTAACCTTTGAACCAAATATTCTGATCGTTCAGTTTCTTTAAACACATAATGCTTAAGAGCAACAGTTAAATCTTGATCTAACTTATATCCTTCTAATTCCTTAATTGTTCGAGCAATATTCCACAGTGGCTCATTATGAGCATAAAGTTCCCGATATCCATAAGCCCGGTCATCTGGTCCCACCGCAATCCACAGTGCCGCACAAGTACGGATACCGGGATCAATAGCACACCATCTAGGCCAATCATAAGGTATTACAAATGGCTCAATGATATGTTTTCTATCATCCCAGGTATTATATATTAAACCAGTTAATACTCTAGCTTTACCATAAAACCTATATTCTAAAGTTTCTTGTGACCATTTTGATTTTAAATACTGAACAGTATCAGAATCCAGATAAGGATTGAGTTCAGTATTGAGTCTAGTAATGAATACATTAGGCTCATCTTTATGTTTCTCCTTCTCAGCGAAAGTTTCTAAATCTAGAATCCAATCATAGGATTCTACCAACGTAGCCGATATACTAAACTGGCCGCCCGTAGCCAGTGTTCTTGCCTCAAGTTCTTCAAAAATATCCCCTGGTATTTCTTCATCTATGTAGAAAAAATCAACAGCAGCAGCTTGAAACTTTTTTCGATTCTCACCTTTTGAAGATAAAAAATGTATTAAAGTCTTATAATCATCTTTTCTTCGTATAAGCAAGAATGACGGAATACTATGTCCAGGTATCTTAGGCCCTTCACTTATTAAGTCCCAATCAGGTATAATATTTTTTAAATGCCTATATATACCACTTCTAATCAAACTATACTCAGGTGCAATAACCCAAATCTCAACGTCACGCCCTTCTATATTTCTTTTAGGATTAAAAGGATTTCTTCCTCTAGCATTTACAGCACAATCAAAAGCCGCTGCATGGCTTTTACCTGATTGATTACCGCCGAACAATAATCTTATCTTTGAATTACTTTCATGATAACTTTTTTGATTATGACCTTCCTTATTTGATGGTTCATATTGATTAACTTGATGCTCTTGGCGTCGTTTAAACTCTTCAAGTATAGCTAAAGCTTCAGATGTTTCAATCATTAGGTGTAACAAACCTCTCCAACGAATTTTTTAAATACACCGCCATCCCATAGGCATGTGCAGGGCTGCCATGCCATTGAATCTGATAAAATACTTTCTTGTTGTCTGTTCTACCCTCAATATTTTTTTCATAAACTATAACACAACAATTAAATCGTCCTGAAAGTTCCTCCCATAATTCTTCTGTAGTGGCAAGTTCTAAGGAGTTTTCGGTTCTAGTATTCTCGGTGCTAATTTTAAAACCTCCTGTACTGCCTCTAGTAATTTCTCATCGTCCATCTTTTTAGGGTCAACCCTTTCAATACGCTTAGGCATGGATAGTTTAACTAATTCAATGTTATGTTTATCAAGCTGAGCCAGAACACTAATTGCCCTCATTTTTAAATTCGGATCAGCTTCTTCATCATCTACTGTTCTCTCAATTTCTCCAACTACCTTCCTTCTTAACCGTTCTGGAATTTCATATCTAGGATTCTGCAATAATTTACGTACAATGGCATAATCACCTTCTGTACGAAATTCCGAACTAATTGGAGAAATATCAGAAGCCATAGCCGTATTCCTCGGCTTTCTCCTCTACAAGTCGTTTTAAATTATTTTTAGGGATATCGGTCCATTTTAATTGTGCCCTTGGACGTGAATTTAAAATAGGGGCATTGCGTATAGTTTCCAACTGTATCCTTGGAAATTGCTCAAGAGGTTTATTCCAGTATATCCAATAAAACATAGATGCTGCCATAGAATGATTCAAAAAAGTTTTAATCCCAGGTAAATGTTTTATAATAAATTCTCGATATGGTTCATGATCTGCACCTTCCCAAAACCTAATACCTAATAGCGAAGCTATAACATTAATAGGATGGCGAATAAGATGAATTATCGGTACTTCCTTCTCTTTTAAAATTTCCGCAAAAGGCTGTGCTAACCAAGACGATTCTGGAGGAATATAATCGAGCTTATTTATATCTTGCCAAGTTGTTAGAGGCGTAAAATTTACCTCATGGGCGATTCCTAGAATAGAGCCCATAGTCATAGTTCCAGATCGTTGGCAACCTGTTATAATCATTTCTTTTTATGCTTGGGAGTACAAATAGCCCATGCGGCCTGTTTCTTAGTAGGTTTTACAGTTTTAGAAACTTTACGTATACATCTATCCAGCGATTTTGGCATGATATTTTTAATACCTCCTCTCAGAGAATTTAGGAGTCCCGCTGTTGAAAAGTCGTCAATTTATAAAGTAGCTGGTATATCTACCATCGCACCATCGGAGTCCCACGCGGGACACACGGTTAACAGCTCCAGGCTCCAGGCTCCAGGCTCCAGGCTCCAGGCTCCAGGCTCCAGGCTCCAGGCTCCGGATAGTCTGCTAACAATTTAGAGTCCGTACTATTTAGATATTTTACCGTTTAATTCTCAAAATAATAAGATAGTTAATATTATACACCCTGGAATAATTACTTTTTGGGCGCTTTTGCTTCGAGTTAAAATTATACGGACGTAAAATATCCCATTTTGTAAATAATTTCTCAAGGCCGATACTTCCGGGCTCCGGGCCCGGGCCCGGGCTCCGGGCTCCGGGCTCCGGGCTCCGGGCTCCGGGCCCGGGCTCCGACATCATAATATACTACAACAGCGAACTATTTACAAATGTAAAAGATATAATCATCCATAAAGCTTAAACGTATCGTTTAAAGCCTCACTATCTGCCAATCTGGCAGTCTATAAATTACCTATTTTAACATAAACTGCCATAATGACATATCCTAATTTAACATTTTGCCAATTTGGCAGTAATTATAATATAACGCGAATAATTAAATCTTAAAATTAAATATTCGATAGTGAGAATTTAAAAATTGCAGTAATTTTCCATATGGCATGGTATGCATCCTGCAACATGTTTCTCGGATCGGCCAGAGAATAAGGCCGATACTGACAATACGGAGTATAGGGCATGGCTAAAAAACGTCCATGTTCCTACGGGCGTAATCGTACCACCACTATCGACGTAAAGCAAGGCGATTACGACGTAGGGGAAAAATATCGCGTGAAGCTTTCCTACGTGCTACACGATAGCACGTAGATAAGTAACATTGTAACCGCGGCATACATACAATGCCAGTATGTATGGTATGGTGTAAATGTGATTTACATCATGCGGGCTGCCAAAGAGGCGTCTCCGCGGCACGGTAGGAATCTACCTATCGTACAATGTAGGTACACTATCGGCATATAGTGTACTGGTCGATAGCCGACACTATCGACACTAGACCGCCGATTGCCTAACGTCTTAGGGCGGAAACGTGCGGCGGATTTTATATTCACGTCTAGTGTCCGTTTCCTAGTCGCCCGATATATTTTTCAGTAAAGGAAAATTTATCATGAGCGACACACAATTCAAGACAGTAAAACATGAATTCGAGCATACAGTTAAGGATTACGGAAGGAATCAAACCTATACCGGAAAACTGGCTCGAATTGCACAC